CCATCTACGCCTGTAGCTGTACCCGTAACATCACCAGTAAGACTGATCGTTCTGCCTGTTGCCCAAGCTGTAGCTGTATCGGCATTACCTGTTAGATCACCCGTAACATCACCTGTCACGTTACCAACAAGAGAAGCCGTAACTTGGTTGAAGGTCACGTTAGACGTAGTACCTACATCCTGACCAATCGCTATATCATTGGCGTTTACTGTAACACCTGTACCTGCACCCGCTGCAAAGGTTGTACCTGTAAGTGTAAGGCCGTTACCTGCTGAATAAACAGTGGTTTCAGCGACCTCAGAGAATACAATATTAGTAGTCCCAAACGTAATTGTGCCAGATGTTGTCATAACATCTAGATGACCTGCGTTTGTATCGCCTTCCTTAATAAAGAATGCATCACCTTGACCAAGGGCATCAGGGTCTGACGGACCGTAGCTGTCGGCATCTGTGGCACGAGTAAGTACCCAGTTGGTACTAGCTGACCCTACATTAGTGACTGTGTACACGCCATTGTGTGCAGCATTTGTTTGCTCACTTACCAAGACACGATCCGCACTTGAAAGTGTCACGTTATCAATAGAAATAGCAGCTTGCGCTCCTGAGTTTGTAAGCGTTGCTCCCACACCAGAAGAGCCGTTATTATAAGTCGCGCTAAGATTAGCTGTTGTTTGCACTCGAACAGGATCGTGATAGTGCAAACCTGCCGCCGCAATTGTGTCTACATACTGCTTTGTCGCAGCCTGTAATGCCGAAGTCGGGTCTTGGTTAAGAACCAAATCACCAGAAGCATCGAAGTATGCTGATTTGCCAGCAGGCTCCGTAATAAAGACTTCAGCAGAACCAGCAGTTAAGTTTACCGCTGATCCTGAGTTCGAACTGGCTAAGACTGTTGTTCTGGCAAGTGTTGTACCTGATGCGGTAAACGTACCCAGACCGACTTCCCACTCACCTGTGCTACTTTCAAAGATAGCATAGTAGGTAGTGTCTCCATCAGACAATGCAGACGAGAAGGATTGAAACCCTGTTAAAGCTCCCGCTAATGTCAGAGTCCCAGTACCTGTCGTCGCGGTGGTTTCTTTCACACGATCTTTTACAACAAGAGCCATCGCAACAATCTCCTAGCTGACTACGGTTTAAGCGATACGGATGATCGCGTTTGATGAGTCCGCTGTTGGAAACGCAATCTGGAAGTCACCAGCCGTAGAAGTTTTATCTGAACCAAAGTCTAGAACCACAACAGTGTTTGTTGTGCCTGTTCCAGAACCTTCAGTTGTATTATAGATCAACGCACCACGCGCAGTGATTGTCGCTGATGTGAAAGTCAGATCATCAAAGTCGGTAAACGCTGTTGTACCTGAAGATGTTGGGTTTACGTTTGTCAGTGTGCCGCCACCAGCAGAATAAGAACCAGATGCAGAAACCTCGTTAGTTGCTGTGTAATCGGTTGTCGCCGCTGTAAAAGAAGCATTATTGTCATACAATGCTAGTTTGAAGGTGTCGCCACCTGACGCTAAAAAGTTATGTCCACCTTCAAGAAGCTCTTTCTTGAAAGAAGTACACATATAGTTTCCACTAAAGGCCATGTTATAGTCTCCTTATGAGTTCAGCCAGTTCGGGATGTCCCGCATCATTAAGTGCATTATACACAGTTGTGCGGTCACTGCGAATAGCCTGTCGCATATAATATGCAATCAGCTTTTCTATATGCTTTGAAAAAGCACGGGCTTGGTCTCTAACCGCAGGATGCGTGTCATTGGAGACCGATATGATCTTTTGGACGCACTGTTCCGCAAGCTCATCTGGTGTAAACCCACGGCCCTCAGTAGTTCTGATCTCTACTAAGTTTTCATTCTGAGGTACGCTTAGGTCTAATTTAAACATTTACATCTCCACTCGCGGCTGACCATCACGATAATCATCGCGCTTTAGTCGCCCTTCGCCAAGAACCATTAGCCGTTTCAATGCATCATTGTAACGCTGCGTATACATCCCAAGAACATCCGCCTCACCTTTCATGAATATATACGCTTCAACCAATGAGCCATACAATAATGCTTCTTCCGCGTTATCACCAAGCCAAGAAGTACTTGATGTAACAATAGAGGGTGGATCAAAGTAATAGTGCAATTGAACTTCATACGCAGCATCTGGAGTTGGGCCAAGGATGAAGTGACCCGGAGATGATGTTGACTGCACATCGCCGTCAAACTCTGCGTAATACTTTGGAAGACCAGTCGTCGTCTTGTTCGGATATGCCTCACGAATAAAGTTAACATCCTTTGGAAGAAGGAACGTATAGTCGCCATCACCGTCAATCACAGCAATTGAAAAGGGTGCCAAGAAGTCTGAGGGTCTTGCAAGGAACCTATTACTAGCTGTCATGTTGGCAGTGACGTTCTTCCGCAGCTCTGGGATTAGCACAGTGCGGTGTATCTTTTCTTCCGTCTGTTCAACGAACGTAGGAATCTGAGAAACGAATGTAGTCTCGTTGTTCTCAGTATAGTCCTTGATTGCCTGTACTAACTCAGAATAGTTCATTTGAACTTATCCATCTCTCATAAAGTTGCCGCCACGAGTTGCTGCGCCCATACCACGGCACTTGCCACCCAGCTTCATCTTCTTCATTTTGCCACCGTAGGCTTTGTAGCCCATGTTGTTGCGAACTTCTGTAGGCAGTTTTGACAGACCTTTATTACCAGCAGGTACATCTTTCAAACCACCGCCAGCCTTCATAGCGACAGGCTTCTTTTTCATCTTGCCACCGTACATCTTTTTGTCGAGCATCTCTTGCTCTTCTTTTTCAGCCTTTGGGGAGACATCCTTAAATTTTAAACGTTGACTTCCTTTACCAAGTCTTTTGCTAGGGCCAGCCATATTACGATCCTTCCGTTGTGGTTACGGTAACTCTTCCTACGGAGCCTACCATATATTGCGCTGGATTCCCAACAGGATTCCAACCAAACAATTCTCTACTTGCATCCTGTGACGTATCTGGTCTTGGATTCAGCAATGATTGTGGGTCATTGATCTTCACACGTCCCAAGAAGTTCTGTGGTTGATCTGGGTCTACAACATCCCTACCAATCAAAAAACCAGTCTTATGCCCGTTGCGGAACTCAGGCACGAGGTCTTTCAAAGGATAGCGAAAGCCAGTCCTATCACAGAAACCATAAGCGTATTTGCCTCTTGCGTAACTCATCCACCACCCATCACAAACGTATCATAGGGAACAAACTTGATTGATGCTGTCTCTTCATCCTCACCAGACGCAAGCTGGAACTGGAACTCGTATTCTTGCTTCAGTGCCTGCGCACGGGCTGCGGCTTCGGGCTTCTTCATGGATAGATAATAAGCCATGCCAGAAACTAGAGCCGGAACGAAACGAGGAGGAACAGAAGATACATCACCCCCAATACCAGAAGACAATCCATCGATACCCTTTAATCTGTAGTAAAACAAAGTGTATGTAGTTGTTGCATCAGGCACAGGCCACAGAGTTACTTTGACTTCCGTTGGGAGCCTTTGGACGTAGATTTGGGTCGGCCTACCTTGCGTGTTTTTGTTTGTTTGCTGCGCGTAGGTTGAGACACTGATCCTTTCGAGGGCGGTGTCGGTTTGACTTGTACCTGTACCTGTTCGGACTTGGTGTTCGATGAGATCAATCGTGTCCGCAGGTAATGTATAAGTTGCTGTGCCAGCCGTAATGGATAGCGTACCAGCTTCAATAGTGAAGAGATTAAGGCCACGGTTCTGCCACTCCAATGTTAAAAGGTTAAGGCTCCGACGAGCCGTCTTGAGGTCATAGCCAGAACGCATCACAAGACCAGCCCGTTCGTAGGCTTCTTCAAAGAGTTCTGGTAGGTCTGGTGTTACTACTGCCATGATACGATCCTATGTAACTACACTTCTGTGTCGTCTGGTTTTCTTTGCAATTTTTTTAGGTTGAGCCACATGCTGCTTACCTGCCTTAGTGCCTTGTCGTTTTGCTCTTGTGGTAGCTGCATACTCACTGCTGCTAAGAGACTTAATAGCCGAAGAAGGTAAATACCGTTCACCAGTAGCATTAGCACCTTGGGTAGACGGTTTGCCACTTTTAGTACGCCACTTCTGCTTTGTCCAAGACTTGAGGCTTTTCTGTGACTTCTTCAGTGCCATTAATCTTTATAGCCGCCCCCTTTTGCCTTGTACTGCTTTGCAAGCATTTGAGCCTTACGAGCAGACCATTGACCGGGCTTGCCACCCTTACCACCAGCTTTAATCTTATTAAACAAAGCCTTACGCATTCCCGGCTTGGTGTAGTTTCCAGCTTCGTTTACACGACTCTTAGACTTCTTAGTCTTGCCGCCCTTGCCCATGCGGCAGATTTCAAGGTCTTTTGCATCATCACCTGTGGACATCTTTCCACCAATAGCCATACCTCTGTATCCGTTGGCGTAAGCTGCACGTTGCTGACGCTCCGCACCTGCACGGGTAGGGTAAACCTTACCTGAGCTTCCGAACTTATAACCACCTTTTACTTTTCTGACTGGCATTCTGTTCCCCGTTAACTGGCTACCCATCTGTGCGCGAGATATGGTCATCCGACTTATTAACCTATCATAAAATCGCCGCCGCGTGTAGCTGCACCCATGCCACGACACTTTCCGCCAGACTTCATCTTCTTAACCTTGCCACCAGATTTCATTCTTTGCGCTCTACCGCGAAATTCTTCACGACCTCGACCACCAGCTTCATCAAACATACCCATCTCTTCTAGAGATTTTTGATATTCTTTGTCTTTCTTTCTACCACGGCGATTTTCTATAGCCTTAGCGACACCCATAATAAGGCTCATTTGATCTAATGGTGATATATCAACTCGTCTATTTTCAGGACGCTTTGCCATCTTACGATCCTTTCTTCCATTTAGTTGAGCTAGACTTTGTCTTGCTTGGAGACCACTTAACTTTGTTGGCCCAGTAAGCTGCTGACATCTTGCCCTTGCTGATGTTCTTTGCGTGACGAGACTTAAAGGCTTTACGCTGCCCTGCAGTCTGGTTTGTCTTCACGCCCTGTTGTCCAAAGCGAATAGTCTTTACCTTATCACCTTCCTTAGCCACAACGAGGTGTGACTTGGTTGGGTGATTCGGTGTGCGCTTGGGCTTGTTGTATCCACTAACCCCTGCACGTTCTAAGCGACTATCTTTCTTTTTCTTTTCAGCCATTATAGGGTGTCTCCATTTTTAATGTACACCATATCAAGCCCAGCAGAAACTTCGGCAT